AGACTTTTGAGGATGCGTTGGACAATTTTTATTTTGTCCCGCAGGCCGATCCCAACACTGCAAGCCAGACACAGCGCCTGATGAAGGTGTTGGCGTTGAAGCAGTTGGTGGCTACAAACCCCAGTTTGTATGACCCAATTGCGGTTGATACAGCGGCGCTTCAGGCCCTTGGCTGGTCTAACCCGCAGCAATTCATGGTGCCGGCATCTGCACAGGGCAAGCCGCCGCCAGAGCTGCTTAAGATGATGGCCGATGCTGAGAATGAGCGTCTTGTTGCTGAAGCTCGCATGATGGATAGCCAGACCCGCGCCATGTCGGAACAGGCTAAGATCCAGCTTGAGCAACAGAAACTTGGTATGCAAAACGGCCAAGTTGACCCGTTGAAAATGGCTGACATGCAGTTGCGCGCGCAGGAAATGCAACAGCGCAGCCAAGACACAATGCTTGATGCAGTGAACCGCAAGCGCGACCGCGAAAGCCGCGAGCGTTTGGCGGCTGTGAAGCTTGCAGAAGAGCTAATCCGTAACCCGCAGGGCCTTGGCATGGCACAGGCTGTCCTTAGCCCAGAAATGATGGAACACCTTGAGGGTCAGGAACAAACCCTTAACGGTACTCAGACTGGAGAACTGTGATGGCTGGCAAAGCACAAGCAATGGAAGATGTCCTTGGCCTTGCTAAGGATGTGACCAGCCGGGGCCGCAAACTTCGCGAGCCTAGCCCGCTTGATATGTTGGCTAACACAAAACTTGCTGAAGAAATTCGCGAGTTGCGCCGACTTGGCCCAAAAATGAGCGACGATTTTTATAATGCAGAACGCTCGCGCATTTTGGCTGACATGCAAAAAAATACTTTTGTAAATGACCCGCGTTTTTTTAATGCAAAAGGTGAACCCACTGCTTTTAATCTGGCCCCTAACGCATCTATGCGAACATACCTGATGCCTGATGGTAGCATTGTTCGCCGCGCTGCTGGACAGCCTGCGCCGCGTGGTTCGCAGCCACTGAACAAGAGCATTGAAGAACTTGAAACTTTGCTCCCGCCCGCACGTGGAACGCCAGCACAAGCTGCCCCTGCTGCCCCTGCAATGTCTGCTGATGATGCCGCGCTTGCAGCCGCGCGTGAGGCTAATGAAGCTGCCCGCGCTGCACGTACAGGCCAGTCGGCTGATGAGGCTGCTGTTGCTGCTGCATTGGAAAGCCGCGCATCGGCTATGAACCCGCCGGCTCCTCCGCCGCGTCCGGCCCCCGGCCCTGATATGACGGCTGCAAGCCCCGCTGAACAAACATTCCGTGCTGGTCAGCCAACCCGTGAAGCCGTGCAGTCTAATGCTCCGCGCAATGTTGCCCTTGGCGCGGCAGGTGTTGCTGTTCCTGCCGGTATGATCCGTGAAGGCATTGAATCTCGTCCAATTCCAACTTATGAGCCATTGCAAGGCTATGGTCAGCGTTATGCTGATTGGAAAGCTATGCAAGTTCCACAAGACTATGTTGGTGATGCGGGATTTGATGTTGGCCCCGCGCCTGCTCAAACCGATATTTCTGCGTTTAGCAGGGAAGATTATGTTCCACCGTCCTATGGTAAGGTGCCTGATATCTTGGCTCCTGTAGCAGGTGGTGGCGCTAATCGTGCTGTACAGACGGCGCGTTCTGTTGGAACTAGGTCAACACCTACACAAATTGCGACTGCTGCGGCGGATAATCCAACTGGTGGGTTCTTTAGCCGCTTGTCTAATGCAATCTACGATCCAAACTATCAAAAAGGCATGTCTTCTAAGCAAATGTTTGAACAGATGCAGCGCGATCCTCGCGGTGAATTGTCATTTGCTCAAGAAGAAAGCCCTGCTGCTTATGCCCGTGCTGCACAGCGCGCGCGTGAGGAAGGTGAAGGCCGTGCATCTGGTGGTAAGGCTGGAAACGGCGTTCCTAAAGATGCAGCTTTGCACAAAGCGTTGGAGATCATCCATCGCCTGATCTCTCGTTAAGGTGAGCTATGGCTGATAACCGCACATCTCAGCAAGACGGCTATTTTGATCGTCTCATGGCACTTGCCAAAGATGTGTATGGTAAAGCGCGTCAGGCAACTGATCCTGACTTTATTGAAGCCAACACCTATGACTTGTTGCGCCGGCGTGGAATGACAGATGAGCAAGCCAGTAACATGGCTGCTGATACTGCGTATAACTTTGAAAGAAAGATGAACCGAACTAAAACATTAGCAAATGTTGGTTCGTATTTTCACCCTATCATTGGTCCTACGCGCGTAATGACTGAACTAGCTACGGCAGAGTCCGCGCCTGAATTTATAGCTTCAACACCAATTGGTGGATTGTCTGAACTTGCAGCAACAGGTTTAGAACGGGGTTATGAAAAGGGCAAAGAATGGTTGGGCTATAGCCATGGCGGGGATGTAGAACGTCATGGGTATGAAGAAGGTGGTCCACCGGAGCCTGTTGTAGAAAAGGCCGCATTCAGTCCGCCTGCCACGCCGATCCCTGAAGGCTATGGTTTGGATGAACGTACTCGTCCAATTGAAGAGCCACAGCGTGTTGTTGCCCGCGCAGAACCTCGTGAACGGATAGAAGGCCCTGTTTTCCAGCACGAACCATCTAAAGTTAACAACGCGGATTATACGTTTAACCGTATGATTCAGTTGGAGTCTGGGTGGAACCATTGGTCTGCGCCGGGTCGCGTAAAGCTTGGTACCTCTGGCGAGGTTGGTATCGCGCAAATTATGCCGTCTACCGGCCCAATTGCTGCGTCATACGCCAATTTGCCGTGGGACCCACAGCGGTTTCGCAATGATCCAGAATACAATTTAAAGCTTGGCCGCGCTTACTATGACCGTCAGCTTGCAAAGTATGGTGATCCTGTTCTTGCAGCGGCTGCTTATAACACTGGACCGGGGAATGTAGACAAAGCTTTGGCTCGCGCGCAGCAAAGTGGACAATCATGGGTCAGCCATGTGCATCCAATTACGCAAAATTACGTGCGTTTTGTCACTGAAAACGCTCGTCAACGCATGTTGCCGCGCCAACAAGTAGCTCAAGCGACCCAAACAGACGCCACGCCGTCAAAAGCAGGCGTGTTTGCATTTGGAACTAACGATTCAGATCCTAATGTGACGCTCAAATCAGCCCAACGTATCTGGGAACAGTCGCAACGTGTCGGAATTCAGCCTGTTTTTATCCTTCCCAACCCAAATGACGCTCGTTTTGCTCCTATGGCGCGCGCATTGAAGGATTTTGCAGACAAAAACGGCATCAGATACGAGGTTCCGGTCTATGAACAGCAAGATCCGCTGCATATGACCACCAAATCAGCCCAAGATATTGCTGCCAAATACCCTGGCGCGGTGGTTGCGGGCGATAGCAATAGCTGGCGCATCCAAAAGTACGGCTATAACCGCCCTGTCACGGGTCCAAACACCTTTGTTGACCCCAATTCTAAGATCTTGCTGGGCCGTGTAGGCGCTGGATCAAATGATGTGGCTGGTTGGTTCACCAATTATGCTGATTACCTGTCTCGTCAGGGTCGTAAACGTGGTGGTGAGACCACAAAAAAAGAAGAATTTAAGATTGAACAGTTAGAGCCTAAAGAACAGGTGTCTGATTCAGTCTATTCAGAACTAACTCGCCCAGAACCCATGGGTTTGAGTCAGCAGTTTGTGCCATCACGGCATTTCAACATGGATGTGCAGCCGGGAACTACACCGCAGTATCATCCAACTAAAAAACAAGGCACCGTAACTCATACTTTGCAGGCTGGACCTGTGTCAGGGACCGGTATCTTGGTTGGCAAAGATGAAATGCCTGCACCTGTTGCTGGGTTTGACGTTACCACGCAGCTTCCCGGCAAATTTAGTGCTGGTTTCTCGCGAACTAAGCCTGTTGGCGCGCCTAACATTGCGCGTTCTGACATTGGCACCGTAAGTCGCGACTTTGGTGGCACATCTTTGAACATCATGGGCGGAAAGGCCGGGGGTCAGCCTCTGTATGGCGGGGGTCTTGGCGGAAAACTCAAGAATGGTCAGTGGAATGTAGGCATGAACTATATGCCGGCATCCAAAGCTAAAACCTTCATGGGACAACTTGATTTTGCATTTAAGGATGGTGGACCTGTTGTAGAACAGGCACTTATGGTAGTCTCAACACAGGCAAATCGCCGCCGGGGACGCCCGGATTAACCTAGCTAGGAGCCATCATGTCTGACATGGCAAAACAGGCCCGCGCGGCCATGAAAGCAAAGGCCAAGAGCCTGACATCTGCTGATCCACATCAGAAGGTGGACTCTTCTACTTGGTCGCCCGCTGAACCGCTTAATGCTGACATTAAGACGGGTCTTCGCCCGATCAGCCGCCGCGCTTTTAAGTCTGGCGGCAAGGTTGAGGGCGAAAAGTCTAAGTGCAGCCTTGGTCGCAAGCCGCGTAAGTCTGGTGGCTCTACTGAAGCCAAGCAGTGGATGAATGCCAAAATCAACCGCAACGTGAAGGATGCCAACGAAGAGCGTGAAGGCATTAAACACGTTGGTGGCATGAAGAAGGGTGGCCGCACTAAGAAGCAAAGCGGCGGTAATCTTACAATTGAAGAGATCATTGAGAAGGATAAGAGCGTCCCCGCTTCAAATCCTGGCCCGATGACACGCGCAGAAGCTGGCATTAAATCTGGCCCGATGAACAAGGCTGCTAATGCTGCGGCTTTTGATAAACAGCAGCAGGAATATCAGAAGTCGCTTCCTAAAAATCGCAATGCTGGTGGCCGCACCAAGAAAATGCTCGGTGGACCGATGATGTCGCCGACTGGCCTCATGGCTCCTGTTGCTGTTGGTACGCCGCAAGGCGCGCCGGGTGGCGGTCAGTCAAACCTCCCGCAAAATGTTGATCCTAACGATCAGCGTTTCCGCATGGTTTCGCCGCAGACCTTTAATTTTGGTTCAGGTGCTTCTGGTCACCCTTACAAGAAGGGTGGAGCCGTCAAGCATCCTGATGAGAAGATGGACATTGCTCTCATTAAGAAGATGGTTAAGCCATCTGCCCGCAAAGGCAAAAACAATGGTGGCGGCACTGATGAAGGGTATATTGGACCGGGTGGTGTTGGTCAGGAATATAATTCTCAAGACCAATACGCTGGTCCCGGTGGTATTGCTCAAGAAAGTAAAGGTATTCAGGGCCGTCTTAATGCTAAAAGCGACCGTGATTATGCAGCTCGTCGCGTTGCCGCTGAAATGGATGAAGCCGATACGCGCAGAAAAGCTCTTGACGCTACTATCGGTCATCTTCCGCAATCAAAAGATGATGCATATGAGCGGGAACATGGACGCTACAGCAAATGGAAAGCTGAACATGGCATCACTGGCTTGAAAAAGGGTGGGCGTGCTGCTCGTAAAGAAGGTGGCGGTGTTTTTTCTGGCCCCGGCTATCCCGGCAAGATTCCCGGCGTTGTCCCCGGCGGTCGTGATGCTCATGCGCGTGGCGGTAAGACCCGTGGCAAAGGCAAGACCAACATCAACATCATTGTTGCTGCTGGTCAGAAACCCGGTATGGGAATGACCCCTCCCGGTGGTCCTACGCCTCCTCCCGGCATGGATCAGGGACCTGGTGCAGCGCCTATCCCGATGCCCGCACAAAATCCGCAGGCAACACCGATGCCGATGCCAATGCCGATCCCGATTCCAATGGGTGGCGCAGGCGGCGCTGGCGCGGCTCCGACCGCTCGTAAGTCTGGTGGCCGTCTCACGAAGGTCGCGCATTCCTTCAAGGATATGCAGGCCGGTGCAGGATCGGGCGAAGGTCGCTTGCAGAAGACCGACATCGCAAAGGCTCGCATGGGTCGTAAGGCTGGTGGCAAGACCTACCGTTCTTACAAGGACATGGATGCTGGCGCGGGTTCCGGCATGGGGCGTTTGGAAAAGACTGAAATCCAAGCGCGTAAGGGATAATTCGCGGGGGTTCTAGACAATCTGCGAATTAGGGCGGGGGTGAACCCCCCTTTACCTCCGCCCATTCACATAGGGGGACCGTCTGAGGGGAACGGTCATGGCAGTACAAACATACCAAGCGTATTACCAATACGAAGTGAAGAAACTGATAGAAGAAGAGATACAGAGGCTAAGTGAAATCGTGATAGCTGATAATGGAGTGGTGGTAGACTATGCCACCTATCGTCACCACATAGGTCAGATCAGAGGACTTCGCAGGGCTTATGAGCTTTGTGATGAAGCGGAAGCCGTTATCAACGGCAAGGAGTAAGGGGGACAGTATGCCTTATATGACTATGGAACATGATCTTGACCCGGCAGATGAACTGCGTAAGCAGGCCGGCGATATGTCAAACGTAGAAGTGTTTAATAATCAACTTCTTGTGGCGGTTTATGTACGTCCCCAGAAGACTAAAAGTGGCATCTATCTAACAGATAAAACCACTGATGAAGATCGGTATCAGTCCAAAGTTGGTTTGGTGCTGAAGAAGGGTCCGTCTGCTTTCAACGACACGACTGGCGAATGGTTCCATGGCGTGGATATCAATGAAGGCGATTGGATTGTGTTCCGTCCGTCTGACGGATGGAGCATCACGGTTAACGGTCAACTGTGCCGCATGATTGATGATGTGAATGTCAGAGGTCGCATTGATCAGCCCGACCGCGTATGGTGATAGGAGAACAATATGAGCGGAACTGAGGAACAAATTGAAATTGATCTTGGCGACATCCCAAAACAGGAAGCGCCAAAACAAGAAGAACCCATCGTTGAAATCATCGATGAAACGCAGCCGGAACAGCAGGTTGAGCTTGCTGCAACGGAAGAAGTTGAATCTAAAGTCAGCGATCCAGAAGAAGCGTTGAAAAAACTTCAGAAGAAACTGGATAAAGAACGCAAGCAACGTGAAGAGGCAGAGGCTCGCGCGCGTGAGCTAGAAGCCCGTGCATCTCAGGCGTCTAATGATGTGTTGGATAGCAATCTGCACCTTGTTGGCAGTGCAATTGAGACTGTTCGTCGCGATCAGGAACTGCTGAAGTCGCAACTTAAAGAAGCCAACCTTGTTGGTGACTATGATGCGGTGACCAATATTCAAGAACAGATGACTTTGAACCTTACAAAGCTGTCTGAGCTTGAGCGTGGTTACCAAGAGCTTCAGAAACAACCTCGTATTCAGGTTCAACCTGTTCAGCCGCCTAAAAACCCCGGAGAAATCACGGTTGATGACCTGATTGATCAGGTTACGCCGCGTTCTCAGGAATGGCTGAAGCGCAATCGCGAGCATTTGCCTGACTCGCGGTCTATTCGCATCATGGCTCGCGCGCATGAAGATGCGATTGACTATGGCATGGTGCCGGAATCTGATGCGTATTTCCGGTTTGTTGAAAATCGCCTCGGCATCGGTGATGGCCGTTCGGCACCTGAAGTGGAGGACGCCATGTCTGGCGCGGCAAAAGTCACAAAAAATCGTCAATCGCCGCCATCTGCGCCGGTTTCCCGCAACCCAGTTGGGTCTGACGGCAACCGTCCGGGTGTCATTCGTTTGACAGCCGCAGAGGTAGAAGCTGCCAAAATCAGCGGTATTTCGCCTCAAGAGTACTACAAACTAAAAATGCAGGACCGGAATCGGAACTAAGGAGATAAAACATGGAAAATACAGCACCCAAGCGCCGTGGGCGTCCGCCCCGTCAGCCGGCAGCACTAGCCGCAGCCCGTCCTGAAGAGGCCGTGCAGGCTCGTCCTGAAATTGAACGTCCTGATATGAGGCCGACCATGCGTGAAGAAGATCCACGGGTTGCTGCGGCCCGCCGCGCTGCGGAAATCCGCGCCAATTATGCTGAAGATGACGGTGTGGATGAGTTTAAACTGCCACCTGCACCTCCCGGTTGGACCTATGAGTGGAAAACTAAGTCCATTCTGGGCCAGATTAACCATGCCCACATGACTGAATTGTATCGTATGGGCTGGGAAGAAGTGCCGACAGCGCGTCACCCGGAAGAAATGCCGCTTCAGGGCAATCATCCGGTTATTGAGCGTAAGGGCATGGTCCTTATGCAGCGTCCGACCGTGATTGTTGAAGAAGCCCGCGCCATGCAGCTTCAAAAAGCTCGCAGTCAGGTTAAATTTAAGGAAGAACAGCTCAATGGACCGCCGGAAGGTGGTCTTGGGCATCGCGATCATGCTCAAGTTAAGCCAAAAATCAGCAAAGGCTATGAGCCGATGCAAATTCCCAAAGAGTAAATTGATAAATAAAGGGGCGGGTAATTCCGCCCCTTTACATTTTAGGTTTTAAGGCGTAATTTTTTCGTCAAGACCCATTGTGGTTTTCCTTCCCCCGGCGTGGAAGGTTCTAACACTCCCTGTCTCTTAGTCGCCCCGGTGTGCGATGATGGGACTTCCTGAAAAGGAGGCACCGTCATGGCGAATACAAACGCGCCTTTCGGTTTTGCTCAGTACTCAGGCAACGGTTCCGCTCCGACCTATGAACAGGTCCCGGTTCAGATTGCCTACAATGCTTCTGCCATTTACTACGGTGACCCCGTAGAGCCGGACACGAACGGTCAGGTTGTTCAGGGTGACGGTACGACCGCCGCTGCTGGCATCGCTGGCATTTTCGTCGGCTGCAAGTACCTCTCGGTTTCGCAGAAGCGTACCGTGTGGTCGAACTACTGGCCGGGTTCGGATGTTGCTTCTGGCAACACCGTTGAAGGCTATATCGTCAACGATCCCAACGCTCGTTTCGTCGCTCAGACGGATTCCACTGGCGCTACGCAGGCCGCTGTTAACCAGACGGTCAGCTACGCTATTGGCTCCGGCAACACGGCAAACGGCCTTTCTGGCGCGTATGTGGACATTTCAACGCTCGGCACGGCAACTACGCTTGCTTTCCGTATCGTTGGACTTGTCACTCAGCCTCCGGGTGGCCCCGGCACTGAGGCAGGCGCGTACAACCGTGTCATCGTTGCGTTCAACAACGTAACGACCCGTAACCTCACGGGCATCTAATAGGAGTTAGGGACCATGGCAGTTAATCTTTCAGCCATTAAAGACCTTCTCCTCCCCGGCCTCCGTGGGGTTGAAGGCAAGTACGAGATGATCCCATCTCAGTACGACAAAATCTTCACCAAGCATGAGTCGCGTATGGCTCTGGAACGCACCGCTGAGATGCGCTTCCTGGGTCTTGCACAGCTCAAGACTGAAGGCGGTCAGACTGCTTTCGATAACAATGCTGGTGAGCGTTACGTGTACAACCAAGAGCATACTGAAATTGCTCTCGGCTACGCGATCACTCGTAAGGCCATCGATGACAACCTGTATAAGACACAGTTTGCTCCGTCGAACCTCGGCCTCATCGAGTCCTTCCAGCAGACGAAGGAAATCTACGGCGCTAACATCCTCAACACCTCGACCACCTACAATGGTGCAGTTGGTGGTGACGGTAAGGCGCTTGTGGCTTCCGACCATCCGATTGATGGTAGCACTGTCAGCAACTATGCAACCAGCGAACTCAATGAGTCCACGCTGCTTAACAGCATGATTGCCGTCCGTACTAACTTCAAGGATCAGGCCGGCCTCAAGGTCTTTGCTCGCGCGCGCAAGCTCATTGTGCCGCCGCAGCTTGAGCCGACTGCAATTCGTCTGACGAAGACTGAACTGCGTCCTGGCACGGCAGACAATGATGTCAATGCGATCATGATGACCTCGGGCGGTCTGCCTGAGTCCTACATGGTCAACGACTTCTTGACCTCTGCTACGGCTTGGTTCCTGCTTACGAACATTGATGGTCTCTCCTACATGGAGCGTGTCAAGTTTGAAACAGATATGCAGGTAGATTTCGTGACCGATAACCTGCTGGTTAAGGGCTATGAGCGTTACAGCTTCGGCTACTACAACTGGCGTGCTATCTACGGTTCGATCCCATCGTAATCGTAAGAGGGTGGGGGTTATGCTCCCACCC